CTCAACTCAAAGACCAGATGACGCAGATTACGCAACTGCAGAAGGATGCCGGACTTCTTGCTGCGCAGGGCTACAATCAATCTTTCATTAACGAGGTTATTTCACAAGGGCCAGCACAGGGAGATGCGCTTGCTCAGTCAGTCCTCAACGCAACTCCTGACACTCAAAACTCTATTAAATCTCTCTACGCTCAAATCCAAGACACATCTCAGAACGGGCTCAATACTCTTGCCGCGCAGATGAACGATGGAACCAATTTCGCTACCCAAGCCCTTGCACAGCAATACGCGCAAGTTAGCGTTGATCTACAAAATCAACTTGCCGCCAATACAACTGCTATGAACACCGACATAGATAAAGCAAACAACACCTTCACTACTGCAATGAGTAAGGCGCAGGAAGTATTAAATACCGCTATCACAAACGCCACTCAAGCCCGTGACACAGCATTAACGGCGGCTCAAAATGCTTTCACGGGGGCTATCGCTGCCGCGCAAAACGCTTTCACAATCTCTACAACGGCGATTTCCAATGCCGCGATGAACCAATTAAATGCGCTACAAACTAAGGCAGAGCAAGTTCAAGCCTCTTTAGCATCATTAGGGGTCGCTAGCTCTGCGCTAGGAGTCACTACTGGATACAACTCTTATACCCCAACCCTTTCAACGACTTCTCCTAATGCGCTAGGCGGAACAAAAGATGCTTCTAATTACACCAACTACAATGTTTCCGTGACTGGCTATAACCTAAACGACCCTAACGCTACGGCGCAACAAACGGTGAACGCGCTCAAATTCGGCACCCCGATAGCCACAAATGTTTCTGCTCCTAGCTTGTTATCTGGAACTTCTGCGAGAGGTAGCTAATGGCAACCGTATCTTCACTCAACTTTTACTCTTTCGCCTTTAACGGATTTGTATTCGGTGGGGCAGGCTCGCCTTATCAAATTACCTCGGTTGATGGATTAGAAGGTCTGCCAACTTTGCGCGTTCAAGATGCGGATCGCGGCTACCAAGATGGGATGTTCTCAGGTCGAGATTTCCTTAACGGCAGAACGATCACAATGACGATGCTTATCCTTTCTGGCAATGGAAACACGGCTCAACAGAACTTCAACCTTATGCAGAACTCTCTTCAGCCTCAGCAAACAGGCACTACCCCACTTCAGTTCCAGCTCTCCGCTGCTAACGGTTTACAGTTCATAAACACCCGTGTAAGAGCCGCAAAAGCAACGATTGACCCCGAATACACCTATGGCTATATCAAGGCTCAGTATGACTTCTTCTGCCCTGATCCTCGGTACTATGACAACGGCGTACAGACCGCAATAATGACTTACACAACCCCACTAGGGCGCACCTATCCCCGTGTCTATCCCTTGACCTTCGGTGGTGGTTTTAACACTCAATTTGCCACAGTCATCAATAGCGGATGGACTAACACTTATCCGCTTATCTCTATCTATGGGCCTGTAACAAATCCGGTCATTGGAAGTGTCACGGCTAACGCCTCTCTGAACTTCAGCTACACAATGGCGGCTTCGGATGTCATCTCGATTGATCTACTTAATCGCACAGTCCTTCTCAACGGGACACCTGCTCGTAACTTATTGCTAGGATCATCTCTATGGTTCGCAGCAGTTCCGGGGACTAATCAGTTTTACTTTACGGGTTCGGGAACAACGGCAGGAACGACAACCGCTTCGGTACAATGGAACAATGCTTACGCATAACAGGGAGAACTGATGACATTACGCACACCGCCAAGTTGGTTACAAAACGGCTCACATCCAGCCGAAAATGACCGCCTAACCACTCAAGCTCTCTACGCGACAACGGGCATCATCGGCTCAACTTCTCTTGCCGTAACTCAAAACGGAACGCCAAATATGTCGGTGAACATCGCCGTAGGTTGGGCTGCAATCGTAGGAACTAGCACGACAACTCAGGGAACTTATGTCTCCTACAACGATGCCGTAGTGAACGCGGCAATCGCTACCGCGCCGGCAACGAACTCTCGCATTGATCTCGTCTGCTTAACCGTCAATGATGCTTATTACTCAGGCTCGACAAATAACATCGTGGTGAATGTGGTCACGGGAACAGCCGCCGCCTCACCAGTCGCACCTGCTACGCCAGCCAACTCCATCGCATTGGCTCAGGTTCTAGTCGGAACTTCCGTCACATCTATCCTGACCGCCAACATCACCGATGTACGCGTTCAGACCACGACAAACCTTCCAGTCGTTAGCCTTACGGGTACTCAGACTCTTACTAATAAGACTCTAACCGCGCCAACTATTAACGATGGATACCTAGCATCTCCGCGTGAGTTAATGACCATCTCGGCATCAGCGGCTACTGGCACAATTCCTTTCTATGCTTACACGCAGGGAATTCTTTATTACACAACTGCCGCCTCAGCTAACTTCACTCTTAACTTTACGGGTAATGCTGGAACTACGCTTAATACAATTATGAATGTCGGCGATGCTTACAGCGTTGTCTTTATGAATACCAACGGAGCAACACCTTATTATGCTTCGGCTTTTCAAGTTGATGGGTCAGCAGCCACTCCTAAATGGACAAACGGAACTGCGCCATCAGCAGGTAACGCTTCAGCAATAGATGTATATTCGTTCACAATTATTAAAACTGCGGCGGCGACTTTTACGGTTCTCGCTGGTGGCCCCGTTAAGTTTGCATAGGAGATAAAAATGCCATTACTTACAGGATTTGCATTTGGTGGTGGCGTAGGTCGTGCTGCCGTATCAGGCACCACTGGCTCACCAACGATTGACTCTGCAACTCGCAGCCCCAAGACGATCTACAAGTTCACCGGATCGGGTTCGATAACCGTTTCTACGGCTGGTTTAGTAGAACTTTTAGTAGTTGGCGGAGGCGGTTCAGGTGGAGCAGCAAGTGGCTCTGGAAATGGTGGCGGTGGCGCGGGAGGTTACTTTTATCAAGCATCTGTTTATCTACCAGTTGGAACTTTTACTGTGCAAGTTGGGGCAGGTGGCGCTTCCGTTACTGGTTCAGGTTTCGGCAACATTGGTACTGCAAGTTTTCTAGGACCTTATGCTGCCTTACCTGGTGGTGCAGGAAATGGTGCTGGCGCGGCTACTGGTTTTTCGGGTGCATCCGGTGGTGGCGCGGCGCAATTTGGAACTGGCGCGACATCAATGCTTTCAAGCCAAGGAAATAACGGTGGTAACGGAGCGACCGCAACAGGTGGTGGAGGTGGTGGCTCTAGCGCAACCGGAGGAAATGCGGTTGCATCAACAAGTTCAGGGGCGGGTGGAGCTGGAACTTCTAATTCCATTACTGGATCTGCCGTTACTTATGCTGGCGGGGGAGGCGGTTACGGCGTTACTGGTGGCGCTGGCGGTGCTGGTGGTGGTGGAGCAGGCGCGAGTCCTGCTGGAACTGCCGGAACTGCAAATACAGGCGGTGGCGGAGGTGCTGGTAATTCAGGCGCTAGTGGCGCTGGTGGTTCGGGCGTTGTAATAGTTGTGATTGGTTAAGGAGAAAACATGGCGCATTTTGCACGGCTTAATGTTGATAAAGTCGTTGAAGTAATCGTGATCAATAACGATGTCATCGGAAACCCAACCGGACTTGAAGGCGAAGCGACCGGAATTGCTTTTTGCCAATCGTTATTCGGCGCTGACACTCAATGGGCGCAGACTTCCTACAACGCTAATTTCAGAGGTAAGTATGCAGGTGTTGGCGATACCTTTGACGGAACTAATTTCATATCGCCCGAGGTATTAACTCCACCTGTAAAGTAAACGCATGGCTAACTACCGCTACCTCTTTGCCGACCTTTTAACAAACACCATCCTTGCTGAGTTACCGCTAACGGCTGTCAATTTCACGCAACAGTTAAACACCGCCGGAACCTTCACGGGAGAGCTACTTATCTCAGGTGTCAATACAACGAACCTCAATGTGGCAAATGCGACTATCCCTGCTCGCACCGCCGTTTATGTAGATCGAGATGGAGTTCTAGTATGGGGTGGGGTTCTTTGGGCGCGAGAATACAACTCTAAATCTCAGACAATTAAATTAACCGCCAGAGAGTTCGAGTCCTACTTTGAACGCCGAAGGATTACATCCGACACAGTTTTCACCAGCACCGACCAACTCACGGCTGTCCAGACAATTATCACCAATGCTCAAGCGGCTACAAATGGAAATATCAATGTGCAGTTAGGTGGCGAAACTTCAGGCGTACTGATTAACCGCACCGTCTATGGCTACGAATACAAGACGGTTTTCTCCCTTATTCAAGACCTTTCCCGATCCAGTACGGGCTTTGACTTCAACATTTATGTCTATTACGACTCCAACGGCAACCCTGCCAAACTCCTGCGCCTCGGATACCCTCGCTATGGTCGGGTTTATTCAGCGACTTCTCTCACGGCTCCAGTCTTTGAATTGCCGGGCAACATCATTGAATACACATGGCCTGAAGATGGAAGCACCGCCGCCAATACTCTCTATGCGCTAGGGGCTGGCTCTAATCCGGGCAGACTGACAGCTACGGCAATCGATGGTTCTAAGATCGCGGCTGGCTGGCCTTTGCTAGAGGAGCAATCTAATTACTCAGATGTGTCCGATGCGACCCTGCTCTCCAACCTTGCTACGGGTCAGGTTTCAGTCGTTTCCTACCCACCGACCACAATTAAAATCACAATCCCACCTTATGCTGACCCGATCTTTGGCTCTTATGAAGTGGGGGATGATGCGCGTATCAGAATCCTTGACGACAGGTTCCCAACCCAACTAGACACGACTTACAGAATCGTTGCTTACAATGTCACAGCGGGCGAAAACAATAACCCTGAAACTGTAACGATTACACTTACTACAACATCAAACTAGGAGTGACATGGGCTACCTAAACTTTCCGCCTAATCTAAAAGACATCTTTGACGACATCTATGCGCGAGTTCGTAAGTTAGAAACTGCTCAAAGATTTTCAGTTCCAGTTGTCGCTACCGACCCGACAAATCAACGCAATGGGGATATGTGGATCAACTCAACAACTAACACTCTGAAAGTTGTGGACTCGGTTGGTACAATTAGAACCGTCACCATCGTCTAAACCCATAACCCGAAAGGGCGCAACTATGTTCTGGAATAACGCTAACTCAATCTCAAACACTATTTGGGCAACCCTTGAGAGCATAATTATTATCGGAACACCTATCTTTTTCATCCTCAAAGGACAGAGAAAACTGGATAAGCGTTTAGACCGCATTGAGTACGCACTATTTAACGATGGCAAAACGGGGTTGATTAACAAAGTCGATTCCCTCATCGAGAACCAAAATTACATCAAAACGGATATAGCAGTCCTCAAAGCGCAAAAAGAGGATTAAAATGACGGATGCTCACGATGGGAATGTGACCCACTCCTACGCAATCCACTATCCGGCGCATCCAGCTCGCACCGATGACCCTCACTATGTTGATTTCGACCACTACCACAAGGCAACCCATGACACAGCAAAATGCTCAATCGGAGAACACAGAGATGACTTCTCAGAGTGCAGCCTTGATAAGCCTCTTGAATTACATCACGCGCACATCGAATTCTCATTACAAAACGGGGTCGATCTCACGTGGCTTGAAGTCGATTATCCAGGAGTATCTAACCCTGACGAAGTAGGAAAATGGGTAGAATCGGCAGAGAACCTAGTTTGGCTTTGCGAGTTCCATCATCGCGGTTCAGGTGGGGTTCATGTAGCAGCCGCTAGCGATTTTGAAGCAGAAAAATATGTTCGCAACCTCATCGGAAAGAAGGAAACAAATGGCTAAGTTCAAACTCAACCTTACGGCAAAAGAAAAGGCACTTCTTGAGCATTACTGCTACGGTGTAGTCGCTGCTGGATATGCCGCCTATCAGATTGACCCACACGCAACCGTTAAGCAGATCATTATTGAAGCACTTGTCGGCGGATTGCTCGCTCCACTTTTGGCTCGTATTAACCCAAAGAGCCTTGTGAATACAATCACGAAAGACACAGGCGCACCTGCTCCATTGGTTCAGGCTGGCGTTGATGCCGTACTTGCCGATGCGAATAAGATCGTTGCGGCTGAAACTCCGAAGGCTAAGTAGTAGCATAAGCACACGCCGTTATGGGCTTCGTTCCATGACTTAAAGCCCTGCCCTACGGGGTGGGGCTTTTGTGTTAAGAAGGAGATTAGATGTCCACCGCGCTTGATGTCCTTAATGTAGCTCGCTCGCAACTTGGCTTTCACGCGGGGGCGCAAGATGAAAACCCTTATGGCGACTGGTACGGAATTAAAAACGCACCTTATTGCGCGATGGGAGTTTCTTGGTGCTTTGCTCAGGTTGGACTCTCTCACCTCATAGCCGCGCAAACTCCTAAAGGTTTTGCCTATAACCCTGCCGCGTTACCGTGGTTTCAACGGCAAGGGCTAGTTGTCAATAAATACGCCGCGCAACCTGGCGATCTTGTCTTTTATGATTGGAACTCAGATGGCACCGTTGATCATGTCGAGATTATCGAGAACGCTTCTCCAGACGGCATTACCACCATCGGTTTCAATACAGGCAACCCCAATGATGCCGTTCACGAAAGTGGTTGCTGGCGCGTTCATCGCCCGTACTTATTCATTGCCGCGATTGTTAGACCTAAGTACCCAGTACCCCTCAAACCCGTTTCTAAGGGCTCTACGAGCAAGAAGGCGACTGCGGTAGTGGGTGGAACGGGAACAGTCATCGCCGGTGCCACAGGGATCATGCACAACGGGATGCTGACTACTACCCCAACCGCTTCAACCCCTGCTAAAACTGTATTCGTAGCTCCACCTTTTCCCGTTTCTAAAACCGCCTTCAATCTAGGTCAGCAAAACTCCGCAGTCATGGCAGTTGAGTTGGCTCTTACAAAGGCTGGATTACTCCCCCACCAATACGACACGGGCATTATGAACACCTACGCGCAAGCCGCGCTGGTTAAATATGAGGTCAATCTAGGGCTGAAAGTTACGGGCGCACTTCCGCAGATTATTTACGATCAACTCAAAGGCACACTATGAAATTAAAAGACCATTTCAGGTTTCACATATTCGATGCTAAGCAACTCACGATCGCTATGACTGGCGCGTTCTCGACTTGGGCGGCTACCGGCTTTCAACACGATATGCCCCACTTGGGGTACATCTTGGTCGGCTTTATTACCGGCGGTCTAGTTTCGCATGAGTCTATGGCAAACCCGAATGTAACCCCCGACTCTCACATCGCTACCCCATACCTCGCCAACATAGACGATGGGGGAGTGACCAAGCCGATAGCCATACCCTCAGACCCGTATAAGCCTGAAGGGGCAGATGTCAAGCAGGTCATCAAGATCAATAGTGGGTTGATAAAGGAATGATTTATCTCTGGACTTTTATTGGTTTCCTATTGCTACTTTTAACAATGTACCTATAAGATCGGGCTGTTGGCAACCGCCAACGATCCAAAAAAACTTAACATTGCTCGCTGGCGTGAGTGCTATCAAACCAGCAATAGAACCCTCGTCACTAAAAGGCGGGGGTTTTCTTATTGCGTGTCAAATCGCTTCCCATAATTATTCTCGGTACGCTTCTCCCTGAAAGGGAGGCAACCAATGGCACTATCCGACTCAATCGAAAAGTTCACCGCTAAAACCCATAAATGCACACTAGCGATCATTACAGAAATGCTTGATAAGAAAGACCGCGAAGTGTTGCTCAACGCTATTAAAACAGGAGTCCCAACTACGACTCTCGTCTCAGCTCTCAGATCAGAGGGTTTCCAAATCGCAGAGGCTACCTTTAACAAACACCGCAACGGGAAATGCTTGTGTCCATCAGAGGACTAAACGAAATCTTGAAAGACCGCCAAGAAACTTATGGCAGTCCAGAGGAGGCTTTTACCCGTATCGGGCGAATGTGGGGAGCAATCCTTAACAGAGATGATATCCCTGCCCACGAAGTTGATCTTATGATGCTCGCGCTCAAAATAATCAGAATCGCAAATAACCCACAACACGAAGACTCTTGGCTAGACCTTTCCGGTTACATCCAGCATGGGCGAAAGATTGTAGGCATCGATGAGTCTTGAAAAAGCAATTAAGCAAGCCGAGGATGACTCAACGCTAGATGCCCTTCGCGCCGCGTTAAATAACGCTCAAAAGCAATTAGCCGCCGCAAAAATCCGCAACGATCAACTTGTCACCGCAACTCAACAAGGCGCGTATGAGGCGATGCTCGCTCTCGGTAAAGTCCCACCAGTTTTGGCACCCAAGAAAGATGCTCGCAAAAGCAGAGCAGAGGTGGCGTTAATTCACTCAACCGATTGGCAAGGGGCAAAGGTCACTACGAGCTACAACTCCGAAATCATGCGTAAGCGCGTTCTGCAGTT